TTGGATGAATGATGAAAAACTCTTCATTTATATGGTCCTTCTTAATTATTATTTATCAAATACCAATATCGCCTTCTTTAATCATCTCTTTAAATTCAGGAGTAATACCTGCAAAGAACTGTGGAAATGCTGAAAAGTCCCCCTTATATCTCAATTCAATATCAAGAACAGGAGTATCTCCTTTTGATAAGGTGAAGAATACTTTTGCCGCATTTTTAGATAAAGTTTTTTGTTTATCTAAAACCATCTTAGTCTCTTCTTTTGATAGATTTGCCATAGCAATCATAATACTATGAACATCCAAAACGTTAGCATTGCCAACATTTGGAGATAAATTTTTATCAACCGTGCCAACACCTTCCGTCAAATAGAATCCAAATTCATATTTATCCCAAAAATCTAAGGTAAAAGTTTCCATCAAACCAAGTTTTAAAACTCTTGTTAGTAAAATATCGCCAAGACTATCCTTTACATCATCTTGATTCATAATATCAAGAAATCCTTGGTAAAGTGGATTTAGTTTTCCACCAGTGCTTTGAAGTTTTTCATTTACAAAGTCTCGAAAACTTACCTGAGATGGATCGTTTCCAGATTGTTTGATAAGACCATTAGGATCTTGTAGATCAGATTCGGATTTTAAATTAATTAATGGGATGGGTTTTCCATCTTTTTTTCTAATAACTCGCATGTTCCATAAAG